ATCCTTCCTCTCCTGTTGATCGACGAAATATATCGTCGACGCTCACCCACTGCGACCGTATTAATGGTCGCGTCAAGCGCGAGTACCCGTGCCGCCACATGATGTGCGGCGCGGGTCTCTCAGTAAAGTACTGAAGAAGCGCGCTCGACCCTTCAGTCTCCGTCCACTTGTTCACACTTTGAAGAGTGCGAAGGCGGATCTGCATCTGCTGTAACCCGGGTTCCCAAGCACATCTTGAGGAGATGTACTCAAGCTTGTCCGAGCCAACAGGTGCATAGAGACCGAAGGCCCCTGAGTCCATTGGTACATAATCAACAAGATTATGGATGGTCGACGCCAGGTAACTGGCAACGGTAACAAGATCCCTTTTCAGGAAATTGTTATGCGTTGCGACTGTACTGGCGATGGACTCAGCGTCAGTCTTATCGACGGTACGATGCCAATATGTTGGTGTAACTTCTTCACCAACAAAGGCATCGACTCCACAACTCTCCCGGAAACGTTTCCCGGTGAAAGTTTTACTGGAGTTAACCTTGAACCAAAGTGATTCAAGGTTGGCCGATAAGGCTCCTAGTCTTTCCACGGGGACAACGATGTCGTCCCCGAAGACAGACAACCTACCAGCGAGTTCCAGAACCCTCTTGGTCGTTACTTCACCCTCAAGTGAGGATGCGATAGCGATCGCGAGGAAGACCAGACTCTCTACTGGGAAGGTACAAGCGGATCCCATCGTCGAGAACTTTCTCAACGGTAGGACCACCCCGTTCGGCAACGTTACCGAGCGGGTCCTCGATGCCATTAAAGCATTGAGCAGGGCTGGGTTAGCCCTGAACATGGCTTCAACGACAATCGGCGTGACACGGTCAGAGGCTTCGTTCAAATCGAGCGTTGCCAAAGACCCATCAACCGAACCACGGCGACAGAGGTCTTGATTCAAACTTTGATCGTGGAAACGAACAAATTTTGAAATCCAAGTCCTCTCGGACCTTTCGGAAAAGTAGTGCCAGATGTTTTGCTGGCACCACATATGTTCCGAAGGCTCACACGCTATGAGGCGTGGAGCTTTGTAGGTCTTTCGAACACTCACCATTCGACTGGGGATTTCGTCCTCAGTCATCTGGCAAGTCTCAGAAGTCGCCGCCCACTCCATCCAGTTGTGCACCGCACAATCTGAGAATGGAAAGTGGCTGTCGAGTCGCGGAGACCAGTTCTCAAAGTCGTATTTAAACTTCTTTGAGGTGGTCTCTGCTACAGCACCTGGACCATGTCGAAACCTCCACTCCCGGTAATCATATTGACCGAGAGTGCTCACTAAGATCCCTGACACAGTGTCAAGTCTCTTAGCGAACCTAATGTCTATTCCTCTCTCCGGAAAGGCACGTGCAATGTCTGCGAAAGTCGCAGGTTGCCCGTCTTCCCGGATACAAGGACCAGTTCCTCCCCACGTCTGGGGGGGATCCGGCAGCTGGGTGTCAGTGTCGATGAAAGTTGCCACAGCGGCAGCTTTCTTCTCTTCTGAACACTCCAGATCCGCTTTCTTCGCGAAGCATAAAAGCTGGCGAAGAGCACGAATCGCTGTTACATTCGGCGATTCCAAGATTGATCCGTCCTGCGCTGAGAAAATCAGTAAGTACAATCCCCGAAACAGTTTCGGGATTTGTACTGTGCGACTCACCGTCCCACCTAAGGGAAGACGAGACGCAACGTACTGACCGTCATCCAAACACCTGTCAAGGTGCTTGGCTTGAGCGGGAAGGTCCACACAAAAGAGGTGGACTCCCCGCGCCTCAGCGAGGATGCGCACACGTTCAAGATCTCTCTCGAATTCATGTGCAAGACTAGGTAAGATCCTTGCGATGTCTTGGATTAGACATTCAAAGATCTTGACCAACTCAGGCTGTACGCGGCATTTAGACATACGGGGTTTCCCTCGAAAATGTCCCACGCCGCTGGCCAGACCATCCTGCACTGTGCAGGGTCGTCAGGTGTACGACACTGTGTCATACACTTGTCCGTAGGCCACTTTGGCCTACGTCTCCCAGTTCAGGAGCTTGACAGTGTTCGCATTGGAGGTGGCGATGAGCCAGTCCGCCAATGCGTCCACCAGCTCCACCGACGAGTTGCTCGCCAGCTGTTCGATCACCACGTACACCTTCTCGGTGTACTCGGGGACCGTGCTGGTCGCGAACGTCGTCTTGATGATTTCCACGTTATGCCTCTCCTTCGCCGGCTGGGATCCCTTTGCTGGGATCTCGCTGTGACGGAGACGCATTTGGTACTTGACCAACGAGGTCGCGTACCGCCAGATGCTGCCATTCCCGTCCGGAGAAGTCCGGGTGAGGTTGACAGCGCCTGATGAGAGTGGAAGACTGGAAGGGTCAGCGAAAGCCATGAGAGTACTCCTGGGTTGTCAAAGAACGATCCATAGCGCAAGTGGGGACGGTGACGAAGGATTAGTATCCCAAGTACCGTTTTGCCCACTTATTACGCCTTAGGACCGCCAATGATCCCAGGATCGACCAAGTTTTCGGCTCAACGAGAGCCATTGTGCTGAGAGTCATTTGTGGAACTTCAAAGGGAAGATTCACATACCTCAGCTTCCGTGTCTCCTCCTCGCTTGGGCTCAGAACGAGCTTAGGCCAGGAGTCGCCCACGGATGTGTCTCGAGTGTATTCCGTCTTACTTGAGACGGTCCGCATGAGACACACGTTCTTTCGAGTCAGGTTGATGGTGTTGTTGTTAGCAGCAATTACGCTACCAACTTCAGCAAACCAATCAACAAACCACGACCAGGGAAGCAATTCCCAGGCCGCGGCAAGAAGCTCGTAACTGGTGAGACCAAACGTCAAAACGTAAGCCTGGTTAATGGCTTCCGCACGACTAGATGGTAACACAGTGTTCGAGTTACAGAAGTACTGTGCCGAACCCCATACTTTTTGGGTGTAGGTCACAGTTCTGTTACAGTAAACAACTCCCACGTTGCTTTGGATAGCAACGCGGGGAAGATTTTGTTTTACTGTATCTCGACCGAGAGAACAACGCCGGGCGACTTGCCCATAGTGCTTCAACCTCTTGAACATCATAACCCGTTCTTCAACGGCTTTCTGAAAGTCAAGAAGTTTACGCACTTCGCCAATCATGGGTTTGATACCCCACCTCCAAGACAGATGGCCCTTTGCCATCTTATGGAGGAGGTCTCCTCCCCAATCTTTGACGAGGTCTGGAAGCTCCCTTAGCTCACCTAACACCGTCGGCACTGAAATATGTGCCGCCGATGGGTTGGTGGCCGCCATAATTTTCGTCGCATAAGCTTCTTTCTGAGCCTGTGTAGGCTCAGGAAAGACGCCTAACGGCGATTGTGGCTCCGGTTGAAAGTCAACCGGATAGGTGGAGAATCTCCTGTCAACCAACTTGGTGACAGGGTTGATGTATTCTCCCTCGAGCACTCCTACGACGTACCGTTTCTTGACAATTGTGAGAGAGTTGGGTTTGAACCGCCGGCGCCTTCTATGGCGCCCGGCAGGTACCCTACTCATCGTCTCGTAATTGCCAACAACGTCGGCGCAGGTTCCGGTCTCACCATGCTTTGCCGTTCCCGTAGTGGTTTGAGGCGACGCGTATCGGTTATACTTTGTACCCGATACGGTAATTCGTCGATCAAACGTGCGGTAACGAGCTAACGGCATGTAAAAGAGACTCCAGACACTGGGACACTACAAGCCGGTTTGTTACCGACTGTAGCTGCATATCAGAACAGAACACGTTGCTCTGCCCTGACGCACAAAGGGTATCCAACAAGGATCTTGAACGCCCCCCCGCCCACAAGGCGGGGG